GTTTCTCTTGCATCAATAACGTCTTGTTGATTCGTGTATTTATATCCTATTACCTCCATTAGTATATTGAATAAAAAGTATTAATATTTGTTTCAATTCCTGTTCTATTTGTACTTTGATCTAAATTATAAAAAACAATTTCCTGTAAACTACAAGTTGGTAAAAAACCACTACCACCCAAATAATTTCCAATCGAACCTATTTGATTTGTAATTGAAATTGTTAATTCAGTAGAAGCAATGGAACTACCATTTTTATAAATTGATGTTGTTCCAGCCGCATTTAAACCAGTTAATAATAATTGAGCAGTTGTTGTATCAGTAGAATTACTTAACCTGTAATGAGTTGATTTAGATTGTAAATAATATTTATTATCAGTCAATAAAGCTAATAAATATTGTTGTCCAAAGCTACCACTTAAAGCATATAATCTATTCCCAAAAACAGTTCTTTTACCCACAAACGATTGATAGTTTGATGCAGAAACATTTATTGTACTTGTCAAGTTAAAGGAATCATTTGTTCCGTCTAAAACAGCACAGGGTTTATTGTTTACTTTATCAATAGTTCCTGAATTTACTATTCTTGGTTGATTAGCAGCGGTTGTTTGAACAGCATTATTTGCGTTTCCACTTTGGTCGTACCATGTAGTTATAAACCCACTACCAGCACCAACAAAAGTAGTTAAAGCAGTTTCGTCTAAAACATTATTTGAATCGTAACCTATATTTAATTCAGTATTATCTGAACTTCTACGAACACGAATTAAAGAACCCGTGTAAGACGTGCTTAATCTTCTAAGTGAATAAGCAGCTGATGCACTTGTATAAGTGTCAAGTAATCCTGTAAATGTTGGAGCTCCTGAAATATCCGTTAAACCCGCCCAACTATCAGCATGAATGTCTCCCCAGCCAATAGCGTTATTTGCTCCTTGTCCCCAACCTATTGCGTTGTTTGCTGCTCCATCACCCCATCCGTTACTATTTGCCATAATTACGTAGTTTTATCACCAAACATTACCCATTCGTTTGTAAGGCGTTTTCTTAATGTTATAACTGAATATTGTCCATTTGTCTTATATTCAGCATTCGAACTTCTTAAAGTTACACCAGCAGCACCCGAAATAGTTACTTGACCTGTGCCTAACTGACAAACATAAATTACCGTTCCAATAGGAATTGCTGTAGTTGCATTAGCTGGAATAGTTACCGTTTGAGCAGTTGAACTGTCAATCTCAACCATATAATACGAATCGTCTAAAGTAAGCGTGTGTGAAGCACTATATTTTACACCAGCTATTTGTACTATCTCTGCTCCTGTTACGTACTTAGAATTGTACGTAGAACCGTTATAATCAGCTATTGGAATCCTATCTGTTCTTTCTAACGTAGCCGCTTTCGCTGTTAGTTGACTTATCTTTACGTCCGCCATTTATTTTACTTAAATATATTTGTAACTTCTTTATGTTTTCTTCCTTTGGATTGTACCGTTTTTTCATATAAACCAAACAAAATAATTATTATTAGTATCAGGATACATATCTCCGTTTGAGTTAAGATTGTACTCTGGAAATAAATTCATGTTAAAACTCATGTAATCAATGAATCTTTCTGTATAATGTTGTGCTATGCTTCTTTCTTTTTCAATTAAGAAATCGATTTCGTTTTTTTCTACGTTTGTAGCATTCTCTGAATTATGCTTATAAACGCCTTTATTAGCGATTGTATAAGCCGCAAAAGGCAAATATTCAACCATAGCCCAATGTATCAGCATAGGCTTTATATACGTCGTTGTAAGGCTTAAATAATCACCTGTTAAATCATCGTTTTCAATATCCGCCTTAATCTTATCTAAAAGACGAGTTCCTAAGAAGTTTTGAATGTGAATATCTTGAGCTACTTTTATCCATTGAATAAAGTTATCCGTATCTACATTGCCATTCATAGCAGTAAACTTTACAACGTCATCTCTCGTAATTAATAATACTTCTGCCATTTTATTTTTTGTAATATCCTCTATTTGGCATATCAAAAGGTCTTTGACTTACCAAGGTTGGATTTTTAATTATGTAACCTAATTTTTCAGCTTTACGTCCAGCAATCTGTTTAGCCTCATTCACATCAATAGCTTTACCCTCAAATGTTGCATAAACTTGTTTGTTCCAACGGTGGTAACAATTAGGACCACCTTTATACAACCATACAGAATATTTAGAAGCTCCGTTTATACCAAAGCCCGGGTTAACAGGTTGCCCATCCATTTTTAAAATATCCTCTTTGCGATAAACTTTATTTGCTCCCATCATTGCTTTACAAAATGGTCTGCCTTTTCCTGACTTACCTCCAGTATCACCAGCGTAAACATAACGAGTTAAAAACTTAACACCGTCAATTACCGCATCCTGACCGCTTCTTAAGTTAGGTCGTGGGTCGCCTGTGCTAACTAAATTTACAACCTTAGATAATAAACTTTGTTTAGGCTCTTTGCTTAATATTTCGTTGTCTAAATCGTCTGTATCGTAATCTACTTCGTGTTCGTCTATTAATATCCATTCAGGATCAACATCTTCGCCTAAGTCAATTAATGCTTGTGCTAACGCATCAGTTTGTGAACTTAACTCCGTTCCTGTTTCTTCTGCTACTTGTTCCTCTGTTTGTGCGTTTTCTAAGTCTGTAAATTCTAAAGGTTGAAGCGTTTTAAAGAATAATTTTAAAGAAATTCCGTTGTAAGCTAAGATAGTATCAAACGCATCTAATAATTCTTCTTGAAGTGGCTTAATAACCATGTTATCAAATAGAATGCTTGAGTTTTGTAGCTCATCAGCATTACTTGAAAACCCGTTACTTGAAGCAATACCAAATAACAAAGGTGAAGTAACGTTATGTCCTAACATTATCTTACGCAAACATTCCTCCGAAAGATAAGTATAATGGTCTGGAGCATCATTTAAAGGTATATCGTCAACAGTAGTTTTACTTTCTTGGTTTAAGTTAAATGCTACAATAACTTTTTGACCTCGTGAGCCTGTTAATTTGCTTAATACTTTATTTGAAATAATTTCTTGTTGCTCTTCACTTGGAACACCGTTGTTAAAGTTTACAACCTTAGTGCCCGAGAATCCATTTTGAACCTCGTTGATTAAATAATCAGCGACCTCCTCCTCAAGTAAAGCGTATGGAATAGCACCTTGATAATCAGGATAGGCGTAATACTTCATTCCAACAGCATACGGCTTTACAAATAAAATCTCGATTTGTTCGTTTGAGTATCCAAATGCTGGGATTCTTACCGGTGCGTATTTCTTAACGTCTAACCAATTATCAGAATAATAATAACCTTCTATTTCACCCTCTTTATTACACTTCTCAGCTCTTAATAAATTAACAGGTATATGATAAGCCTTTAAAATAGTCTTGTGGTCTTTTGAATAATGTACTTGAATAGCGAACTGTCCTAACATTTTTCTATCCATAACCATTTTACGAATACAATCCTTATGAAACAAAGTCATCATTTGGGCGTACTCATTAGGCTTTTTAGACGCATCTAACGCACTCAAACCACGTCCATATACTAATCTACTAATATTGTTTATAATAGCGTTATTTGTCGTAGAATTCGTGTATCTGTCGATTAGATATTGGTAGTAATTATTGTCTTCACCAAATTCAACCCAAGCATCTCTTTTAGATTCTTGAATCGTAGGCGTTGTATAAGCACTTAAATTTAAAACGTGTATATTACTCATAAACTATAAATGTGTTGCCAGTAGTATTTGAAACATACTGTCCGTTGTTAACTGAAAAACTTACTATACTTTGGTCTGTACAAAATATCCTATCTCTGTAAATTATATCAGTTCCGTTTTTTATTTCTAAATTGTAAAAATGATTTTCTACTAAAGTAAATTCAGCTTCTAAAGTTGAATAATAATCTCCCTCTATAAATTCCCATTCTTCTAAAGATACCGTTTCATTTGTTTGATCGTCCGTTATTTCAACCGTATCAAAAGTCGAACTGCGCGGAATAAATACAAATGTTTGCGGGGTTGTATCTGTTGTTAGTACAATCATATATCTATAACGCCAAAACTTAGAAATTGTCCAAAAACAAAAAACCCCACCGTAATGGTAGGGTCTTTCTGCAAGATATATATGGATTAATTGGTAACGATTTCAGCATCATCAGCACCATCAGTAAAGATAGCTTTCAATCCAGCCTCATCAGCGCAGTCAATGAAGTATGCAGGACTTTTTTCCATTCCAGTAAATGTTAAGTTATACCCGTTGAAATCTCCCATTGCAGTTCCTGAAGACACAGTTCCAGCAGTAACGTCGCATCCTTGATCGTAACCAGCTAAAAAGAATTGATGGTCTCTTGTTTCAACAACGATTCTCGGACGTCCGTAAGCTAACAATTTAACGTTTTTATGCGTTACAGCGTCTTGCTTCTTTAATTGAATAGTCAATACTTGCTCAAAAAATGTAGTTCCGTTATCTCTTGAAGTTTGGATAGTTTGCTCAAAACCATTTGCACCTTTCAATTCATATTTGTAAAGGTTGATTTGTGTTGCAGTATACCAAGTGGTAATTTGATCATCACCATCAAAAACAACGCTTGAAGATAATGTATTCAAATCACCATAGTTAATAAAGTAAATATTTAGAAGTCCTGAAATCGCATCTTTACAGGCTTCTAATCTTCCGTTTGCTATATCACAGCTCATTTTATTATATTTTTAATGTTAAACAAAAAAGGGAAGGCATTTTACCTCCCCTCGTTTTAAGTTAGTTTATATTAGTTAGCCGAGTTAACGATTCCGTAAGTTACAACGTCAGAAGCAAAACCATACTTAGCGTCAGCAGTAAATCGCATAACTACTCGTACATTTTGCGAACCGTCGATATCTCCCATATCAATAACTTTGCACTCATTCATCTCATTCATTAAACCAGTCGCAAAGTACAAGTTTGAAGTTTGAGAAAGTAAAGCAGTATTTGAAGCAAGTCCGTTAGCTAAGAATATTTTAACACCGTCAAAATACAAGTCATTCAATACTTGGTTGTTTCCTTTGTTATCGTAACCGTTTGCACCTACACCTGAAGCAGCAAAGCCACCTAAAGCACGAACGTAAGCTCTATAAATGTTATTAGAAACATACAAAGTTAAATCTTCTTTACCGTACAAAGCAGCTGGTAAAGCGTCAACGATAGAACCTAATTGAGCAACAACGTTAGTAGCGTCAACAGTAGTACCAGCAATTTCTTGAGCCGCTGGCAAAGAAGCATCAGTAGTTAATTGTGTCATGATACCAGCGAATTGTCCAGCAGTTGCGTTAACACCTCTCCAAATAGAAGTTTCCATTCCAGCAGCAACTTTTTCAGCAGCGTGTGCGATTAAGAAATCAGCAAATGATTTAGGCAATACGTCGAACGCAGAATATCCCATTTGAATAGCATCCCAATCTTGTCTAAAATCAGATTTACACAATTGTAAGTTAACTTGAAAAGATTCAGGTTGAAGAATTTTTTCAGTTAACGTTACTGTTGAAGTAGGGTCAAAATCACAAGTTGCGTTTTTGATGATGTCATCAGTAGCTACTCGTTTGATTACTTGTTTGTACTTAACGTTAGGCATAATAGTAATACCGCCTTTCTCCAAAGTTGGAGCACTTAACAAAGCAGCAGCGATATATTTTCCAGCGAACTCACCAGCATACGTAGTTGTAATGCTTTGAGTAGTTGATAGGTTAATTTTTTCCATTTTATTTAATTTTTTATTTTATTTATACTACGGTTAAAGTAATTGCACCAGCAGAAGTACCAAGTCCGAAAACATACCAGTTTGTTCCGTCACCAACTAATTCTACAAAGTCACCGATTGTGTCAGCAGAAGCTGAAAATGTAATCGTGTTTTCGTCTGCTCCCGGTACGTTTGTACTGTTCACGATAACACCACCTTGAATTTTGCTTGTAGCCGCTTTAATCGTCCATGCAGTAGTAGCGAATAACGCACCTACTACAAACTTGTAAGATTGTCCAGCTCCATCAGCAACCGCTGGTAGTGTAATTTGCGCTCCAGCAGCAGCGTTTAAGATAAATACTTTACCGCTATCTTCAGCAGTTAAAGTTGTTGCACCTGTCAATGTTTCAATTACACCTACTTGACGTAAAGAATCATTTGAGATACTTGTTAATGTTGTACTCATTTTTTATTGTTTTTTAAATTATTACTTATTTAGTTTGTTTAAAACTGAATCCATAATGGTGCGTGGTCTTCTTGACGCAATTTTAATAGATTCTACTTTGTTTTCGTTTTC